CTAATAATTAGTTATTATTAACTCTTGATATTTTCCTCTTGCTTTGGCTTCTTTAGATACAGAATAATTTACTTGGACTTCTTTTATATTGAAATCTTTATATAATTCTCTTGATAAAGGATGATCATTTATTGTTAATAGAAATTTACCTTTTAAATTTTTTAGCTTGTCTGATAATTCTCTATGTTCTTCTTCTTTAAATTTATTTCCATAATCACGTGTTTCAATATATGGAGGATCACAAAAGAAAAAGCTATGTTCTCTATCATATTTATCAATTATTTTTTCAAAACTTAAATTCTCTACATATGTATTTTTTAGTCTATCTCTTAACTTTAATAGCATATCTTTATAAAATATTTGCTGTCCTGACTTAGTCGTTGTTCCATATCCATAATTATTACCTTTTCCGCCAAAGCTTTGTGTAATTAAGTATAAGAATCTTATTGCTCTATGAATTTCTGTCATATACTCTAATGTACAGTTTTTATATTCTTCAAATATATCTCGTCCACTAAACTCATATTCTAATAATCTATCTATTTCTGGAGCATGGTACTTTATATTTCTAAATAAATTTATTAGTTCTTTGTCTATATCATTTACAACTTCTATTTTGCTCGGTTCTTTACCGAAATAAACCCATCCTGCTCCAAAAAATAACTCTATATAACAAGTATGTTTCGGAATCATTCCTAATATAGTTTTTCTTAGTTTTGATTTTCCTCCAACTCTACATATAGGTGGATTTAACATATAATCACCTTCTTTAAAATACTTTCATATATATTTTATCGAACATATGTTTGCATGTAAAGTGGTTATTTTTAAAATTCAATATTTACTTTATTATAATTGTAAGTTATACTATTAATTGAAAAATATTAATTTTTCGTGGTATGTAAGTTTTTCAAAAAAGAGTAGCTTTTCTTATTGAATAAGCTACTCTTTTTCGTTTTAAAAAGGAAAAATATATTTTTAGGGTTCTTCTCTTTTCAATTTAATATTATCATATTTTATCCTTGTTTTCTATCTTTTTCATCATTTATTATATTAATATTTCTTTATTTAATATTTACTTTATTTTAATTATAAGATATACTATTGATCGAGGAAACTCAATTTTTTTGTATCTAGGTTTCATAAAAAGAGTAGCTTATCATTAAGAAAAGCTACTCTTTTTGCATTTTAAATAAAAACAATAAAAACCATATAAAGAAATTAATCTCTAAATGGCTTTTATTGTTTCCTAAAGTTATAGGGTTCTTAGTGTATTTATTATAACATATTTACTTAAATATAGCAAAACAATAGCTTATTCCTATGCTAAGCTACTTTTTTTCACGCAAATTATCATCATAATTTGGCAATTCTTCTATCATTGTAGATACTGCACTTATGTTAAAACACCTAAATAAATTTACTATAAAACTTTTTATCTCCGTTATTGTGAAAATATTACAATACAAATATATTAATATAAATATCCACGAAATTATTGTCTTGCATTCATCGTTAAAATTGAAAGTACCTGGTTCTATTAAAGTTAATACAAATAAAATAATATAATTAATTAATATTGATGTTATGTATAAAATACACATTATAAAAAAATACAAATTATATTCTAAAAACAGCGCATTTTCATTTTTACTTCTGCTTAAAAACAATATTTTTAAAGTGTTCCTGTTTATGAGTGCTTGAAATAATGCATATCCTGTAAATAATATTCCAAACATCGCCATTATTATTTCATTTGTTAATTCAACAAATTCTTTTAATAATATTAAAGTATTATTTGATTTAATACACAATCCTATTGGGTATAGTAAAATTGTGATTATTAAAATAATTATTAAATTTCTTCTCTTAGATGGCTTTATAGTACAAAAAGATTCTTTTATTAAATCAATAAAATCCTTATTATTATACTGCTTCATACCTTGTAAGTTTTTTATTAATGTTTCTTTTTTATTCATTTTGCACCTCCATCTCAGATATTATTTCTTTTTAAATAATTCAACAATTTTATACTTGTTTTCCTTAAAGACTTTTATATTTTCTTCTCCTATACTACTCATAAGTTCATTATCTTTAAAAGTATTCATTGATATGGTTGACACTGTATCTATTGATGAACCTTCTGGATAATTTATTGGGAACTTTTCACTCATAGATTCATTATCTAATTTTCCCTTTGCTCCATTTCCATATATCACTTTTAAATTAACTTTTGCATATCCTTTACTTTGATCTATTCTCTCTACCACTTTATCAAATCTTGTTGGTGATGTTATTGTAAATTCACTATTTTTAGCTCCAAGTTCTTTTAAATCTTCTTCCATCCATTCAAATGCATCTTCAGTATTTATATCGCCATTCTTATTAAAAATTTTAAAACTAAGTTTACTAATATGCTTAACGCTTTTTAATTTTTCTTTAATTTCCTTTTTAGAAGGAATATCAACTATATCTATTTCAGGATATGGTATTCTATCGTCTTTGGGTACATTTATATTATAATCCCTTACAACTTTTTTTATCATATATTTTATTGTAGCTGAAAAACTTGCAATTCCAGGGCTTCCTTTTTGATTTGGAGTATATAGCATTCTGTGATTATCCAAAAATAATGTGAAAATAGATATTGGTGCCGTATCATAAAGTTTATCTGTAAACCTTATTTTCCCTTCTTCAAAATCATATTCAGTTTTCACTTCTAGTTTTGTTTTTTTAACAAGTATTCCTTTTAAAACTATTCTTCCATCGTTAAGCTCTTTCAATTCTACACTTTCAAAAAAATATTTGTCATCTCCAACCTCTCTTATCTCACCAGAAGTAAAAGCTGGATAGATAATTTCTTTAAAATAAGTAAGCATAGGTTTATTCTCTTTCCCGAAAGTACAATTAAAATTTGCTATTGTTGTTGTTCTTTGCATATAAATTCTCCCGCATTATCGTATTCAAATTTAACCAATAGTATGCTATAATGAGGGTATATTAATCGACCTTTATTAAAGCACTTAGAACTTATGATTGATTGGTAGTCGCATGAGTTCTTTTTTTATTGGTTATATTTACATAATACTATAACTTGTACCATTTTTCTACAATAAAATATAATAGTATTACCTAGATATTAGACTAATTACTGCCTAATCCTATCATTTTACATATTATACCACATATCATTTAATTTCAAAAAAAATAAGGCAGCACATAGAAATTAATCTAAGCGTTGCCCTTATTATTGTAACCTAACAATTACCTGTATAATCTGAATTTAAAAACATAGCTGCTTCTTTAGTTCTTCTTCTATAAAGCCCTTCTATTCTTTTACCATTTCCATTGCTCCATGCTTGGAAATTAGAAGTAATAGTATTAGAATCTCTTATTCCAGCAACTACATTTTTATATAATGTACTGCTAAGAAGCCCAGCAGTTCCACAATTATAAGAAAAGCTTACAAATGCATCAAATTCATTTTGCTTTAATATAATACCTTTAGAATCTAAATCTGCTTTTATTATTGGAGCATATTTTTTGTTTATCAAGTCTTTCAGCATTTCTGTTGCTTCCTGCTTTGTAACATATTCTATACCTTTAATTTCTTCTCCAGTCATTCCATACCCTAGTGTTTTAACACCTACACAATCATAGTATGGTTCACTATAGTAACCTTCCCATGATTTAATAAATTCAATACACTTAGAACTTACTAGTTTTTCTTCTATCCATGCTCCATTGGTATCAAAACATTGTTCTTTACCATCAATAATATATTTACCCTCTGTATACATTGACCCCTTATATCCGTTACTAGATTTCTCTAAATAATACCATTTTCCACTAGTAGGGGATTTAAACCATCCTGTCTGCATTTCCCCATTATAACCTAAATAGTACCATCTATTATCTTTATCTTGAATCCATTCATTTTCTGCCATAACTCCATTGTCTTTTAAATAGTACCACTTTCCATTATTTTCATACCAGCCTTTAACAATATTTTTATTATCATCTTCTACACACCATTTCCAATTATTAGACATTAGAATTCCTCCTTTAAAATAAAAAAATAAGACAACCTCTAAAAGCTGCCTAAATTACTTATTAACTTGTTTAATTAACTGGTTTGCATAAACACTAGCACCAGTTACTAATACCCCTTGCATTACTCCACTTGCATTAAAACCTACCATAAACATTGCTAATACAATTCCTACTGGTAATAGAATTATTGGGATATATTTGTCTTCTATCTTCTCTGTACCTTTTAAAATGGTACCTAATACATATAAAACTGGGATTAATATAAGTGCATTATCTGTAATATAATTTATTAAATTTTCCATGTTATTTTACTCCTCTATCTCTCAATCTTATTTTTAATTTCCTTTACATCTTCTTTAATGTCTTCTACTACATCAAATTTTTCTGCTAATTCTGAAATTACTTCTTGATTCTTATTTATTACATTTTGTAATTTTTCTTCTCTTATTTTACTTTCTTTCCTAGTGTCTATAAGTAACCATACAAACAATACTGCCCAGGCTCCTTGGCTCACTATAGTTTTTAATAATTCATTCTCCATATGTCACCTTCTTATAAATTTATCAATAAAATAAAAAAAGACCTACTTAAAAGTCTTGAATTATTGCCTTAATCATTTAATTTTCATAAGTAGATTCTATAAGTAATATTAAATCCTTATATTCTTCATCACTTAATCTCTTTTTACTATGAAACTTCTCACAATATCCTATTGCTTTTTCTTTGTTTACAAATTTAGCATTAACTAAGTCTGCTATATAATCATAAATATAATTATCTGTTTTCATTTAAAAATCTTCCTCCATATCTAACAAACTTTGTTTAAGTTCTAACTGTTCCTTTTTTAGCTCTTCTAGTCTTTTCTTCGTAGATTTGACTTCTTCTAGATCATCTAATACAACTTTATTATTCTCTACTCTTATAGGTTGTCTATCGTTTGGCACATCAGAAATTATATATTTAAAAACTTCATTTTCTTCTACTGGTGTTTTAGTAAATAAAATATTACCACTAGAATTGTATATTAATAATGTTTTCATATTATTTATCTCCTTTTTAAATCGCATACCAAGTATAAGTATAAGTTCCAGCAGACCAAGTATGGGATGAATCTCCATCTCCTAGATTAATTCCAGTGATAGCAACTGGATTTTCATCTGCATATTTGCTATAATACTTATCCCATACTATTGGCTTGAAAGTTCCACTAGTTTCACTTCTAAAGTTAACAAAATAGAATGAACTTCCAGAAGTGAATTTGCCCCAAATAACTCTAACAGTAGAAGGAACTTTTGCAGAGAAATCTACCAATATACGACTTTGTTTCTCTTTTAATGTTACAGACCCTGTTCCGCTAACAAAAGTACTTCCACCCAAACTTTGTATTGTAGCATTTCCACTTATTTTAATCCCATTAACCCAAGCACTATATCCAGCTAAAATTTGTGCAGCAGTTGCATTTGCTGGAGTTTGACTTGCTAAACTATTAGCTATAATTTGTCCACCAGCATAATAACCCTCCTGTAAATTAACGACTCCTCCACAGTTTAAATTAAATGTTGGCGCACCTCGATTAACCATAGCACCATCTACTCGTCCATTATCACCTTCTCCATAATAACCAGCTAATAAATATTTAGGGATTAAGTTTCCACCACCTCCTTTACCCTGTAATATAAAATCCGTACCATTGTAACAAAGATTATATGGTATATTAGCTTTCATATTTCTTACAATATCACCATTGCTATCTTTAATGTTCTTAGCTCCATAAGAATTTAAATTCAAACTACAATTACCGGTCGCATTTGTTCCTACAAACAGAGTTAATTTAGTACCTTTGCCTAAAGATTTAATTCTTGCAGTAGCACCAACATATGCGTTAGTTCCTGTAGCTTCTACTATTGGATATCCTCCATTTTCTATTGCTCTCATTTCTGTATCTATCTTTGTAAAATTATCTACAAAATCCTGTCTTTTAACATTGTCCGTTCCTTCCATTAGCTTTAATCCATAATTAGAACTATTTCTCATTTTATCATCTCCTTAATCATAAATTTCTATATTATCCCATGTAATTTTCTCTGCCTCATTACAAGTTAAATTCTTGCTATCTAAATAATCCCACGATGTATAAGTATATTTAAAATCATATATTAAGTGTGCTGGCTTAATTTCATCTATTACATTAATAAGTCCCTGCATATTTTTAGGAATACCTTTAATTCCAACAAATTGTATTGTAAAAGTGTATGGCGCTGTATTTTCTATTACATTACATTCTCCACCACTAAAAGCTTCAGCAACATTTTTAATTAATGATTTAGTACAAGTACCTTGTCCTCTTTTCTTTGCTTTAACAACTTCTCTACGTTCCTCATAACTATAATTAAGATTAGTAGTTATTCCATATTCTTCTTCCCAATAAACAAGTCCCCATGTGGCAGTATCTATAAAACATTGTTTTAATAGATCGTCAATCTGCCAATAGAGGACTCCAAGTTGATATTCTTGTGATTTATATATTTTATTAAAAACATTACTATTATAGATATCTTGTGGAACGTATTTACTTAAGTCTACTGGATAATTCTTTAATATCTCATCTTGTGTCGGGATATTCTCTGCATACTTAGATACTCCATACTTGGATTGTCCATAATACATCTATATTCCCTCCAGTTCATTCCATGTAGTACCTTTTTTAATATAGGTAGTATTAATTTGTTTTCCATCAGAATCTTGTGTAGATCTTGTTACAGCTAAATCCATAAATTCTGTTGAAGCAGTAACAAAACCACTCGGCATAGATGTTACCGTAACACCCTTCCACTCAATATTTAGATAGTTCATGTACTCCCCTCTACCTAAAGTAATAACTTCAATTACATCATAACCTTCTGATTTTTGAACATATAAATCCCATGTACTTGTTCCAGATTTATGTATATATGCTCTTATATTTCCCATCTTTCTTATATATAATAGTGGAGGATCTGTAGAACTAGAATTTGCAAACTGAAAAACTATTGAACCATATCTATTTCTTTGTTGTATATCTAATTTGATTGGTTGGTCTTGGTTTGGCCTTGCTACTGTTATTCTTGCTATATACATATATCCAGATGTACCTGCTCCCCCATTTAGGCTCTTTACAGATATACCCCCATTAAAAATAACTCTCCCTGAAACTGTTCCTCCACTTTTATCTAGCTTGTTATTCCAAGCATCCTCTGTAATCTTATCTAATGTAGATTTATTAGTATGAGTATGATTTTGAGAAGAATCAATATCAGAAGCAGTAATATAGCCAGAATCATTTGTAAATTGAGAAACTTTAGTTGGCATATCAGTTATTTGTGATTTAGTATGAGTATGAGATTTTTCTGCCTTATTACTTACAGTGTTCCATAATGTTCTCTCTGCACTTGTTATGTGCTTTACAGTATCGCTTATATGAGTTACAGCACTATTCCAAGCTGTGATTAGTGTACTTGTAATTCCATCTAAAACAGATTTATTAGTATGAGTATGCTTTTTACTGTTACAATCCGCTAAATTAGATTTTTGTGTATTATCAAAATCATTTGTGCTTAATTGTTTTCCAGTAACCTTATCTACCTTTTCTGATAACATATTTGTCATAGTTCCAGCAAAATTCGAATCATTATTTAATGAATCTGCAATCTCTTTAAGAGTGTCTAATGCAGCTGGTGCTGTACCAATAACATTTTGTATTTTTTCTAATACTTCTTCCTTAGTAAATATCTGATTTTTAGTATATCTATCTGCTAAAGCATTATCTATTTGTGCTTCTTTTGCTTTTGCTCTTGTTACTTCTGCATCAATATTGGATTGTATTAACTTTTCAGAACCAGTAGCTCTTTCTACTTCTCTATCTAAATTATCTCTAAGTGTAGCCTCAGCACTACTAGCTCTATTAACTTCTTTTGTTAGATCATCTGCAATGATTCTTTCAGCATTTGTTGCTCTCGTTTCTTCATCATTTTCAGCTTTTTTTGCTCTTGTAATTTCTTTATTTAAATTGTTTGTTAAAGTACTCTCTGCAGCAGTCGCTCTCTCTAATTCTAAGTTAATATTATCTGTTAACACTTTTTCAGCCTTAGTAGCTCGCAATATTTCTTTATCCAAATTATCTGAAATTACTCCTTCAGAATTTGTTGCTCTTACAGTTTCATTATTTAAGTCTATTTCAATTTGCTTTTCTTTTTTTACAGCTCTATCAATTTCGGCATTCAACGCTCTTTGAGTTTCATTTAATGCATCTTGTAGATTATTAACATCTTCTGCTTCTACTGTATCTCCAGTAGTTTCATAAGTAATATATAAAACTGGCTCTGTAGAAAATATTTTAATATTAGTTTTCCATGGAGTTAGAGAAGGTGTAGAAGTTGTATATGTATTTATCTTAGTTCCTGTAAGCTTACTTTCTGTATAAATGTTAATTGTATTTACTTCAACGTTATCATGAATAAGTTCAGCTTCATATACACCATCTACTGGCGTTACTATTTCTTCAATTGTATAGATATTACCATCTAATTTATTAAGTTTTTCAATAAAGTTAGTTATATCCAACTACATCACTCCTAAACTTATATCTTGCAGTACTGCAATCTCATCTAATGCCAGATTTATATTTATTGTATTGCTGTTTATATTAACATCTTCATAATCTATAACTCCATCTATATCTATCAATAACCCTTGTATCTTTGCTATATTTACTTTCTTAGTTTTATATACCTTATCATCTAAATATTTTTTAACAAGTTCTTTAAATATTGCTTGAACCTCTCCAAGAGTAACACTTGTGTCTATTTCTACATTTCCAGTAATATTTATAGGTATTTCTTTTACTGTAATTACTTCTAAAGTTCCAGCTAAAAGTGGTCTAACTTCATCAATGTGATTATAAGTTTTTTCTATAAGTTCTTTGCTTGCTGCTCTTTTATTGCTATCTGTAATTATCACTTTTACAGTTCCTGCTCCAGGTATACATTTTGCACTACCTACTCCTGTAACTTCTAATGCCCATTGTTCATAGTGATATTTATTTCCAGATGTAGCAGGTGTTTGTACTTTTAATACATACCTATTATATAGTTCTTGGTCAGTTTCTTCATCATATGCATCCTTATAATCATTTTCATTTGTAATCGAAATTATTCCAGAATAATTTATTGGTAGATAGTTTAAATCATTTGCTTTTAAATTGTAAATTGATCCTGGTTTATCGGCTATAACTGTAACTTTACCAACTCCATTTTTATCTAATATTAAATCCTCTGAAGTTGTATATAGTCTGTTATCAAGTGTAGAAACTATACTTCCCTTTTTCAAAATAGCTCCTGCTTTTCCTGTAACTTTTATTGGAACTACTGCATATGTTGCTTGCTTTCGGTAAATTCCCATTTCAGCACATCTCTGCTCTAAATAAAAAGAGTATCCACTTACTAAAGAACTTGAAGCGAATGCTTTTTTAATTACTTCGTCCAAATTCATTAAAATATTAGACTTTTCCATACAATCAGGCATTAATGCATTATATATCCATGAATTTTTTGAAGTATCAACATCTGTAATTGTAAGTGCTTGTTCTTCATATATATCTTCAGCACTTCTTAAATAAGCCACGATCTCACTCCTTTCGTTGTAATAAAAAAAGACCTAGAATTAATCTAACTCTATATAAAAAGAGTCACTATAATCCCCATATATACTATTTAGGGTATAATTTATTGAATATTGGCTTTCCTCTAATTCTGTATAAAAATTGCTTATTCCTGTAACATATTTATTGTCTACTAAACAATCAACTAACATTTTATACGCAAAAGTATCACCATAACTTTTACTTTTACGAACTAACTTTTTAAAATCATTACCATAATTATTTGGATATATTATATATTTACCTTTATCAATATGAGTTTTTCTATAAGCCTGTGCTATTACTGCATCAATTCCAGTAACTATAATTGGTTGTCCTTTTTCATTTAAAATTATTTCTCCAGTATCTAAATCAACGGCATAATCTTTAAGTAGTGGAGTTTCAGTTTCTTTAACATTATCTATCCTATTATTATAAAAATCTTCTGGAAATAATCCCATTACCACACCACCTCTAAAACAATATATTTTTGATATGATTTACCTGTTAAATTATATTCAGTACCGTAACAATAAACATAAGAACCAATTTGTAACTTAGGCTGATGATGAATAACGCTAATACTATGATTATGGTCTGAAGCTGTACTTGTAGTAATATTTACATTCTCATCCCATGCCAATAAATAAGGATTGATATAAAATCTGTTACTATTTATTGGAACCCCTCCTATTTCTATTACTAAAGGTTCCAAACTTACTACTTTTCCAATTTCCATAGGATCATCTCTAGTATTCTCGTTTTGTTGTTTATCAAAACTGTCCCAAAAAAAATCTCCAAAAGCTTTCATATATATTTATTCACCACCTTTAATTCAATGCTTTTTTTCCTTTTAAAATACTGATTGCTAAACAAACTTTTGCTGCATAATATTTTTTCTCATTAGCATTCCATCCTGGATTATTAGACTTAACATAATTATATAATGCATCTCCAAGCTCTTTCATGCTAACTGTTTTTATATCTTTACCAGAGTTCTTGCATGCATTAATAACTGTACCTTCTCCACTATTATAGGCACTCATACTTACCCAAATAGAACTATATCCAGTTGCAGAACATTTTTGGTTATATTCTTCACAACCTTGTTTTATATTAGTTGCTGGATCACTAGAACCATTTTCCGTTTGGCAAAGACCTCTGTAACTTCCAGTAACACATACAGGGTTTCCTTCACTTTCTATACAAATAAGACCAGCCATTGTATATGGTTCAATGCTATATTTTTTACATATACTTATTAAGTTATTTTTATAACCGTAATTATCCATATTTTTTATAAATGTCGATATATTAGATTCAACTCCATTTTTTATAGTATTCAAATAGTCTGTAGGAATATCAACTGAACCTCCGTCATACACTTTTAATGATTCTGGGAATACTCTTCTTACTGCATATGTACTATTTCGGCTATACTCATGTTCCATGACATTAGTGCCAGTTTTCAGAGCTTCAATACATTTCTTATCACCAGTATAAACAACAACATGACCATCGTGTGGGAATACTAAATCCCCTGGTTCCCATTCATCCATATTAGTATTATCAATTTGTTTTCCTTGTTTAAGTTGTTCATAGGTTGTTCTATTAATATGAAATCCTATCTCATTTTCAAACTGATTATAACAATATTGAACTAATCCAGAACAATCAAAGCTATCAGGACCTGTAGCTCCATAAACATATGGTTTACCTATTTGTTGCTTTAATAAAGGATATATCTTTGTCCATAAATCACTTCCAGATGATGAACTTGAATCTTCATCATCTTCAGTTGTATCGCTCCATTCCTTTTCATCCATAACTCTTGATGGTGTTAATGTAAGCTTACTTATAAACATTCCATTAGGTTTCCATTCATGCTCTATAGACTTTATATACATTAAACAATCGCTATATTGTGATAAAAAAGGTAAGTATACATGAACTCCAAAACCAACTCTATAATCCAAATCCCCTATACATTCAACTTCTATTTCTTCTACAGGCTTACATTTTTCTGATAATATTCTTCTTGCTTTTACATTAGGATCTTCTTTATTATTCTTAATTACAATTTCTTGTCTTATTCCATATCTTCTCACAAGACTTTCTTGAGCAGTTATTATATTATTTATTACTTTTTCTTCTTCATGAGTATTGGAATTGTTAATTCCTGTCTGACTTAAATTTAAAAGTTCATTAACTTTACTTGTCCCAAATGCTTCAGCTTTTCCAATACTCATTGAATTTAAAACACTATTAGCCTGATTTCTAATTAATGCTTGTACTTTCTCAGTACCTAATGCTTCAGCCTTGGCTATACTCATGTGTGATAAGTTGGCCATTATTCATCACCCTCACCTTCAGCAGATTCACCAGTTTCTATATCTATAGGATTTCCTTTGCTATCATATAATTCAACTCTTGTTACAATGTCGCTTGCATCTTCTTTATAACTGAAACTAATTATATTACCATCTGGATTAGCAATATTAGAACTTGAACATGGTTTAATAGTTTGTTGACTCCAATATTTATCGCATGCCATTAAATTTACATTACCAGCTGTATCCATAAACATGTAATAAAAAGTACCGAAATTTCTATGAACTTCGGTAGCTATCATCATGCACGCATCATAAGCACTTTTATTCTTAATCATATGGTCTATTGTGATTTGGGACCCTTCTCCATCTGGCCCACCTAATATTCCATCAACACTATATGGTATTTCAAACTCATCAAATAATTTACACACAGCATCAAATGCACTTATATTACTAAAATCTTTAACTCCAAATATTTTAGATTTTTTTAAATTTCTTATATAGTCATAAGCTACAATACTCAAAGATTCCTTATCCGCTTGTATAGTTGACGTTTCTATCTTTCCTCTAAAAATACATCTATCTCCAGAATATACTTCAATTTTCTCACCTGTTTTAAAATATAAGCTTGGTAATGCACTCGAATATACGCCATAGGCTAACGTAACTTTTAAACATTGAGCTAAATTATCTAAACTACATGAATATGTTATAGAAGATATTAAATCTTTAACATTTTTGTATGTACCATCATCTAAATTGTAAATATAAACATCTAATCCTAAAGCCATTCAGTTCATCTCCTATCTTATCTTATATGCTTGACCTGGAATAATTTCAGGATTATCCATACTATTTAACTGCATAATTTTAATATAATAGCTACTATCACCATATAATTTCTTAGCAATCTGAAGTATGTTTTCTCCTTCTCCTGGATAATAAACATCCGAGCTGTAATCTGTACTTCCTGCACCATTATTAAATTTCGTATACTCTTTATATTCTTGAAACTTTAAATCATAATATACATTTCCAATTGCATCTTTTCTTCCATATTTAAATGATTTTATTTGACAATAATAATATTCACCCCATGTATTAAACATAAATACAAGGGGTGTTTGACTGTTTTTCCATTCTAATAAAGTATCACAATAAAATGAATACGGATCCTCTGTTCCAGAACTTATATCGAATGGATATTTCCATGAAACAGAATCATACTCCCGATTCCGTCTCTTAGTATCGTTATATCTCCTTTTTTCTCTTTTAGGAAAGAAACTTGATACCCCCCATGTAGCTAGTTTTCTGTTCATACCTACTGGAAGTTCTCCATAATTCATGAGTTTAATTGTTTGTCCATCTGAATCCTCATAAAACATTAAATCTGAAGGTGATATTGGTAATAATACTGTTCGGTCATTTAAATCTTTTGATGTATCACTATCTACTATAAAATCTCCCATTTCACTATAATGTTTTAAAGTAGTTATTGCAATTTGCGAATCATCTAAATTATAAGTTGCCAATATATCACCTACTTTCTATTTGCCTGTGAATCTTCAAGTTCTTTTCTTAATGCATTTAATATTTCATCAATAGAAGAACCTGCATTAACATGTATTTCGTAAAAAGGCTTGTCATCACTCTTAATAAGTTGAGTTAAATTATTTGCATCCTCTTTATTCATATTACTTTCTTCTATCATTTTAAGTACATTAGAATCATAATAAAATAAAGCTGGTTCAGATTCTCTTTGAACCTTTTGATAATAATCTTCCATACCTATAGAGTTAAAAAAGCCATGTTGCTTCCCATTAAACCAATCAGCAGCATATCCTAAATAATCATGTTTTGCTAAATCTGCTAATAAATTTGCATCAGTCTCAGTCTTAATCATTTTATTGTTTATTATCATTTTACCTGCTGTTGAAAATGAATCTTCGATTTCTTTCAGTTTTCCGCTATCAATAAAATCTTCAACAAATTGACTTGTTGAATCTGCTATTTCTTCAAATGCATTGCCTACTTTCTCCCAATCCACATTTTCGAGTAAATGTTCAAATGCAGTTGCAAATGAATTTATTGCTTTTCCTAAAGCTTCGCCAACATCATTCAATAACAATTGAGTATTATCTTTTTCTAACCAATTTGAAAATCCATCAATTGCTTTTTTAACAGAACTAAATACAGTGATTCCATCTTTTGCTTTACCAGTATTATTAGCATCTAATCCTAACAAATCAACCTTTAAAGTTTCCCACAAACCACCTAGTCTATCAACTTGACCTCCAAGAGTATTTGCATATTCCTTTGTAAGACCATTATAATTTGTTTGTTTCCTAACATACTCCATTATAAGATTGAAATATTGTTGTTCATCTTTTGCAGCTCCTTCTTTATTCAAGGCATTCTTAAATTGATTGTATTTGGATTTATCAGTTTTCTTTAATGTTTTTAAATATTCCTGTAATTTTTCATTTGATATTCCGTAATTCATTTTTAAAGAAGATACTCTCCCCTGCATAGCATCAACAATACTAAAAGCTATATGTTCTGCTCCAAGTTCTGGTTTAATCGAAGCGGTATCCAACATAGTCATCAAATCATCTTCGTTCCATTGTATTCCAGTAGCTCCAAGCTTTTTTTCTATATTAATAAGATCAGTTTCACTATATGGAGTATCCTTTGCTATTTTAGTACCCATTTGATAATATTTTAACCCTTGAGCTTCACCACCCATAAGTGTATCAAGTGCAACTCTTCCCTGTTCAAATGTAGTTGCCTGCTGCAGACCTTCCTTAATTCCATCAATGCTTAATAATCCATCAGAAGCTTTGTTTAAAATATCAAATCCTGTATCTAATGCACTGTCAATAGTTTTTAATAAACTAACTCCTGCCATAGCTGCTGAGCCTATCAAACCTAGTTTCCCAAGAACTCCACCAAATCCACCAGATAAGAATGACTGTGCAAAATCTTTAAAACCATCATTCATATTAAACTCTCGATTTGAGTTTGGATTTTGATTACCTGTATTTCCATTCCAAATCTTATTTGATTCCTGTTTTGCCTTTGCATAAGCTTCCTGAATAGTCATTCCAAGCTTAATATATTTTTGAGCTAATCCTTCTACTGTCTTTTCTTGATTTTCTCTTACTCTATCATTAGCTTTATTTATAGCATTAGCAACTGTATCACCTTTAGAAATAAATCTTTGGGCAATTCTATCGACCTGTTGTGATGTTTTACTAGTTTCATTAACTATTTTTTGATTACTGTTTACAATACTGCTTGCAAATTGCTTGAATTTATTTTCAGCAGTTAATACTCCATTAACAAATCTTTGAAAAGAATTTGAAAATCCATCTTCTAAAGACAATCTTCCACCAAATATATTTTGATCATCAGCCATGCTTACCACCTGCCTTTATAAATGGATTTGCTATTACTCCAGTATATTCAGCCAAAGCCACATTATCTTTTGCAATTTCACTCTTTATGACCAACATTGAAGCTGTATAGAAATTTTTTTCTAAAGGTGTCATGTCTAAAAGCTCTTCTAAACATGCACCCTTAGTTGTTATGAAATAAGCATAACTATACAGTTCCATATCGGTCTTTATTAGTTTTTTAAGTCTTCTATTTCTTTTCTGTAAATTTCACCTGGTTCTAATGTATTTAAACCATTAAGACCTTTTATTATATCTGCAACTGCAAATAACTCATTTTCTTTTGGGAATAATCTTTCAACTATTTTTAAATTTTTCTTACTGCATCCATAAGCATTAAGAAGTTTACTGTCTCGAAGATAATCAATGCTCATATATATTAATTTATACGTACCCTCTTTGGCATTTTCATGCATTTTTTCTCTTACATCTGCAAGATCACCTTTAGAAAGTGAATGTGCTTCAAGCTCTCCACCTAATTTTTTTATATGTATTAAGCATCTTTGTTCTCCTGATTCTTCTCTTACTTTTTCTTTCTGTGCAATAATTTCTTCTATTGTTAACTTTGCCATATAATCATCCTTCCAAAGTATTATTTTCAAATTTAAAAGAGCAGACTAAGTTATCTGCTCTACCAATCTTCACCATCATCAATTATATTCGTATAGTCTGCATTCTCAATCATAAATCCTGCTTCAAATGTATCTTCAGCAAAATCATTTTCTGATTTCAATTCTGACAACACAACTTCTCCATTAATCCAACAGTCAGAAATAAATAAACTTTCTTCACCATCACCATCTGGAGTATAGTTTGTACTTTCAAAATCAAATTTGAAATCCTGTAGTTTTTTAGCTGCTGCTAAAATTGCTGGCTTAAATCGACTATATCTCCTATTCAATTTGAATGTAATTTTACATTCATAACTCATTGTAACTTCTCCATCACTAGCATGGTTCATTAGTGGTAACTTTTTTGTATTTGGCTTTATACTCACTTTAAGTTCTTTTAACTCAGCAAGTTCAACATTATTAACCTTCATGTAACCACTATTAGTCCTTACAATATCAGTTGGCTTTAATTTAGTCATATATGTTCACCTCCTATGCTACATACTGAAGATTAACAACTATATCTTCAATACAATCCATAATTTTTAAAGTAACTTTTACAAAAACATAAGTTTCTAATTTAGATTTAAGTATCTCTTCATCTGTCATATTTTCAGTATCAATTCCTCTATTTTCAAGATAATCTCTTGTAGCATCAACATCTAATTCAGCAACTGATAATTCATCATTACTTAAGTAACCTTCATTAGATAAAGTTTTTAAATACGTATTCAACGAGTTAATTAATGTCTTTCTGTTTTTATATGAATTTCCTAACTTTCCAAAATAGCTAAATTTAAATATTTCCCTCATATCAGATTTAACAAGATCTATAACCTCAACAACTCTAATCTTTGTTAATGTTTCAGACTGATCACTTTGAATTGTCTGCAAAGAGTTTACCCCTCTGCTAAATACAATATTGCTTCCATCATTAAATAGAAACAATTCTCCATTAGAAACACACTCATCATTGTCGTCTTTTATATCGCATGATATAACATTCTTTGCTGTATGATTTGTGATTGATTCATTAGGTCCAAGTACACATAATTGTGCTGCTACCTGTGCTGAATATTTATTAGATGTAATTTCCCCTAATTCTTTTCCAGTAAAGTTTACAATTGCTTCACAATCAGATTTATAGTTAAACAAAACTCCTTTAAGTGGATAATCTTCATCATTACGCTGACTTTTTATAAAATCGGCAACAATTTTCATATCTGCCTCAGTTTCTACTTGTGGAGCAGATAACCAACCATTTAAACTTACTTTATTAAGTTGTTTTAATGCATCATTTAAACATCCAGTAATACCAGACTCATGATGTGAAACTGCAACGACAACTTTTTTAACTTTATAATCACTGAATGCAGTTGATATAATGTTCTTATTATCAGCTTCATAATTTTCAGTAACTTTTTTAAGTTTCGCATAAGTATACAATCCTTTTGCTACATTAGCATCATCAACAACTAAAAAAAGAACCCCTTTAGTGGCTCTAGTATTTACTGATTCTGCTAGTGCTTGGATTTTAAACTTTATACTTTGCATTGTATTGCTTGTTGACATTATATATCACTCCTTTCTAATTTTTCGCAAAAAAAGAATGACCAGCAAAAACTAATCATTCTTAATATTTAATTTTAAAATTTCCATTAAAGCTTCATAAGCATTATCTGGTTTTTCCTCAATTTTTTCACTCTTATTGTCAAAATAATTAAGAGTAAACATTAATGTTATATTATCCTCCGTATCTTTAATTTCTTTATTCAATATAGCAAGATTTCTATTTCCAACACATAAATTCTCATCAAATAATTCTTCTAGATCCTGAATCTTGTTTAAAGAGCTTTCTTGTGTTTTATTATCCTCAATAAATTCAACATACACATTAATTAATTTTTTTCTTAAATTGAATGCTGTTGAACTTTTTAATGGCGATAATATTATATAGAATAGTCCATTTTTTATTTCATTCTCACTTTTTTTCTTGTCTATTCTAATAGTTGATTTAGGGAAATTATCATCTAATATTTTTGCTATGCTGTATAATAAATCTACATACTTTATCATCTTATATTCCTCAATTTAGTTTTTAATTTTTCATCCATACCATACCTTACAAGGATAAGACTATCTCTTACTACATGCTTGCCTGGTACATATGATTTTTTCAATTTCTTTCCTATTGCAGGAACATATCTTCCCGGTGTCTGCTTATGACCATTTTCATATGCTCCGGCATATGGTGCTCTGTCTGTATCATAACCTACCTTTACAGAATGTTTGCTACCTGTAACTCTTATTTCTCCACTAGTTGCAGATCTTCTAAGATTTCCAGTTTTAACACCAGTGCGGCTTTGTATTTCTCCTACACCCTCGGCGGCACTTTCTTTTAATGTTTCATCAACTGCATTAATAACTTTCTGGTGTGTCTCATGTATCTTCTTTATAAATGCTTCAAATCCAAAAGTATTACTCATTTTCTTCTACCACTAAAATATTTATACCTTTAGTTTCATTGAGTAAAATTTCATAATATTCATCATCCCAAGGAATTTTTTCAACTGAGTAAAATTTATTGCTAAATTCTATAATACAATCTTCAGTTATTTCTGGAATGATATCGCAAAACATACGTCTGCTGCACTCAATATTATATCCGTAATCTTTCTTTGCTTTCTCAGAACTATAAGGCTGCATATCGACCATTATAGGCTTATCATTAATCTTACTATATCCCTCTCTGTCGATACCATGTTCATCCTCATAAGAATTATATTCATAGATATTAATTTCTTTATTGTAATACATAACATCACCACGCATTGAAATTATTTGGTACAGGCAATAAGGCCTTAATATCATCAGTAATAATCCAAGCTTCGACTCCATCAAAAAAAGTTGTTGACCTGTCACCTTGAGATTGAGATTTTACACCTGAACCATCTTTTAATCTTTCTAATTTTTCTGAGTTCAAAATAATCTGAACTACTGCAATATAATATTTTTCGTATATTTCTTCGTCGGTAAAGTTACAAGGAAGATTATTCTCTTCTAAATAATTTCTGATAATTAAACAAGCTTTTTTCGTTTTAAACTCTTCTTCATCCATACTTACCTCACCCTTAGCTATCTCCTTCAGGTTTCGTTACGCCTTCAGTTGTTGTATTAACGGTTGAAGGTGCACTTGAAACTGAAGCATAAATACCGTTAAGCTTATTGTCCAAAGCTTCACAAAGTTGATATGATCTAAAGAAAAACAACCAGTCATCCGAAGTTTGGTTTAATTCTGGAGAAATATGCTTATTAACTAAGTGCTTAACATATTGTAATATTGCTTGTTTCTGAATAGCCATAAAATTAATATTCTTGGAACTAGATTTTGACTTATAACCATGCTTAGCTAGTTCTATATCAGTAAACATTCTTGACTGTGGGACTGGAATAATAGCAGAGAATCTATTTAATACTAACTTTGAGGCAGTTGTATCAAGATCTTCAATTAATCCTTTAAGAGTCGGTGTAATAAATAATATTCTATTTTCTGTATCTACTTCTTTTTCGTCCATAGTATTAGCTGCTGCCCTTAATGCTTCAACAACTGCTTTACCAGTTGATAGAACTTCAGTTTTTTTATTGGCAGCTTTTGAGTGATATGTCGAAAATCTGAATGCATCTACCTCAGGAACAACCTTAGTTCTTACAAATTCACCACTTAACTGACCAAAAGCTAACCCGACAGTTTCTTCGTCATCCATTGCATCAACTGCAAATTTCTGACCTCTATCGTAATTAAATTTCTTTTCTTGAAATTCTAACTTAGTCGATCCATTATCATATCCAGAGCCATTTCTGCCATAGTCTGATAACCCATCTAAAGTCATTTTAGGAATTAAAATTGAGTTTGCATTTGCACCAGCTTTTGTCAAGCTTATATCTCCATCTAATATAGAAGTCTTAGCTCCTGCTTTATAAACCTTATCCAATAATGGAATAGTCTTTTTTACGTAAGTTATTACATTTGCCATTTATTCCTCATCCTTTCTATTCTGTTGTGGCCGAATCATCAGATATTCCCATTACATGCATTAATGCTTGAGTGTCCGTATCAACTTTTCCAGCAATTTCTGCTGGTGGTTTAGGTGCATTGTCTTTAAGTTCCTGGTCTTTCATTTTTCCAAATAAGTTATTGAAAAATTCAACATTTTTATCACTTGTTTCATCATCAGCACCTACAACAAATTCAGCTAATTCTACTGGAAGCTTTTTATCTGTTAAAATCTTTGCATATTTATTAAGATTTTTTTCGTGTGCAAGTTCAGCTTTTAACTGCTTAGCTTCTTCTAATGTTTTTTCAGCTTCAATCTGCTCTGGAGTTTTATTCTTGTTATTGGCCTTTTCCATTTCAGCTTTTAAAAGTTCAGGAAATTTTTCTTTCATGAATTTTTGGTCATATTTAGTTACAGCGCTGCCAACAGCAGAATCAAATTGCGATTGTTGATATGCCTTAATAACTGGATTTTCTTCAAGTATTTTTTTATACTCATCTGTTGTAAGCTTGCTATAGTCAATAGTAGCCTTGTACTCATCCATAGCTTTTATTGCTTCGTCTACATCTGCATCCTCTACAATATTTTCTAATCTTTTAATTAATTCACTTTTTAACACATGTACCTCCAATCCCTACAAGTCCCATGTCCCTGTAAGTATTAAAATTTTGCATAAAAAATAAGCTTGTTTAACGACTATTGCTTAAAGTCAATTTATCCTGGAATTCCTTCTTGAAGGTCCATAATCTGCATCATAAATTTGCCCACTAACGAATATGCTTCATCTTCCGAAATATCAACTCCATTATCACTTTCATATTCCATAACTGCTAATTCATCTACAGTTTTAGCTAATGATTTTATTTTTTCGGCAAATTTAGTATATTTATTATTTATTTTTTCATTTTTAACATGCAAATTATCTTCCTCTTTAAAAAGTTTTTTAATAACTTCATAATCTCCATCTATCTGCATTTCATCTGGTACAAATTCTAATTTTAAAGTTGGAATTTCTCCAGCTTTTATGTTTACATTAATATCAGTCAAATTTCTTGTAATATCAATTCCATCAACTAAAACTTTTACTTTGTGAGTATTCAATCCTTCATTTGTAATTTTTACCTTCATAATATCAACTCCTTAAATTTGATTTACAATATATTCCCACCTATAATAAAATTATCAGTTTGGCAGAGCTGAAATACTTATGAAAGGTGGTGTAAAATATGAAAATTCAATTTTATTGCAATAAATGTGATGAAAGATTTAATGTTTCTGATAAATATCTTATTCTAAAAGATTCTATTATTTGTCCAAATTGTTCATCCCAATTTGACGAAACATCCTTTTTATTACTAAAAGATGGTGTGCAAAAAATATGTGATAGTAGAGAAAAAAATCCACATGTTGACGTTAATCACAATTATTGCGAATTAATTAATTTTAAAATTATCGACTAGACCATAACGGCTTATTAACTAGAATTTCTTTCACTGAATCAAGTATATAAATCGCTTGGTTTAGTGAAAGATTATTTTCTTTCAACGTATCATATATTTTGTCAGTATTCTTTTTAGCTATACTAGGATTTAGTTTAAGTTGTTCAAGTTTTTCTTTTTCATCCATGTTAATTTTCACTACTAACGCCTCTTTAATTTTTACCTTCATAATATCAACTCCTTAAATTTTTCTAACAATTACTTCCACACCAATTAGATCATTGTCTTCAATTATTTTTTTAAATTTATTAAACTTATAATTTTCTGTATTGTATACAGTTATTTCTACTTTTCCATGAGATTTTAGTGTTAATGATATATCATCATGTCCTAAAATCTCCTTTGCTATTTCTCTAATAAATTTTGGACTAAACATAATTTTGTCCCTCCTTAAATTTTTTTCATAATAAGAGCACAAACTCTCTTTCTAATAATTCTTATACCATTCCTCATAATCTTTCCAAGAAACTCTCTTTTTAGTCTTATTATCAAGTCTTTCAGATGGTCTCCATCCTTCATAAGGCAGATTAACATAAGTGCATCTGCAAAAATTATGCTGTGGAAGATCTACAGGTTTTCTGTCAGCCTGATAATCCTTACCATCATACTGACTGCAATTTCCACAAGTATTATGACATAAAGTTGCCAGGTAAAGAACTCTTTCTATGTTATGATCATCTCTCCAGACATCATTTATACCCTCCTGCACTCTTGCAATATTATCTATTACAAGCCTTTTAGTATTAAATGCATTTGAATTATATTTTTTCTTTATAATATCTTCAATCTGGTTTACTGTAGTCTCACCATTAAGGAATTTCTTTATTTCATTCCTTAAATCAGCTGCAGTTTGATTTTTATTGGCCCATAGCCTATCACTCCAAAGTTTTTCATCAACTTTGGTATTAATTATTTTATCCAGCTTATCTGACTTTATATTTTCAGGATTTAAATTATTAATATAATTATTAGTATTATATTTATTTTCACCAATATACTTTAATAAATGCCCTGTCTTTATAGTCTCATATTTAAGTTCAGATTGAATTTTGCTATCAATTAATCCATTTATCTTGGATTGTAATTTAAGTTTGTCAGACTTACTAATAGACATAATAGATTCAACTATAGAATAAGATAACATTATTTTTGCTATTTCATTCAGAATGCTATCCCTATTTTTTTTCTGTTCCTTATGCATCTGTAATATTTCTTCATCACTTTTACTATTTAACTGATTTGTAAAATATAATTGCAAATATAAATAGTCTTTTTCTTCTTCAGTTAAATCATAACTTGATAAAATCTTTAATATTTCTTCCTCATTCATTCTTATCAACTACCTTATCAAGATCAACTTCATTGGGATCTGTTTTATTTTCTTCGTCTATTATTTTTTGTTCCAATTCTGGATTATTAATTTTAGGAAGCCATGATCTCTTTGTATGGTTTGAAACTACTTCATGAGGTATTTTACTAATCATATCAGCAATAATTCCATCATCAATTGGAATGCATACAGTAAATTCTACTTTTACCTTTTTATAATCATAATCACCTTTTCTTATACTTGATAAATAATCAAATAAGCATTTAATCCTGGTATTAATTATGTCATGCATGGCTTGTGAGTTTTGAGTACATTTACTTTCAAGAGCCTGCAACCTGGCCTTTAATGACTGTCCACTAAGATTACTCTGCATTTTTTCATTGCAATCAATATGGCAGGTCAACGTATGCATATCATCTCTGAATACCTTAAGCATATTCATTATAAAAGTATCATTAATATCTTTAATTAGCCACTCTGCATCAGATACCTTTTTATCTTTAAAATGTAACATCTTTGTATTATTTAATACTGGCTCTTCTTTAATCGGCTGACCATGACTATCAAGAATTGGCGTTCCTGTTTTTTCATCAAGTTTATCCCTAAGTTTAATTCCATAGGTCTTAAGAATTGCATTCCTAAAATCAATAATTTCCTGTGTCATACAGCTCTTAGTTTGAGAATATGCATCTTGATTTGTTTTAACCATTCTATAAATAGTCTTGTCACCTTCAACATAACCTTTCTTAATGCTATATTTATTATTTCCTATCATTCCAACACCTATAGGAATACAATTAAATCCATGTTTCTTATGAGATATTTCAACAAATGAAGGAGTTAAGTAATAAACATATTTATCATCATAAACATCAATATAGTTTTTTACTCCATCTTTTGAATGAACATAGATAAAGAATAAAGGCTCATCATATTCATCATAAAACATATTTCCTTGCATTGGAGTAACAATCTTGCTCTTAAAACCATATTTACTGATAAAATTAAGTTCATAAACTAATCCGAATTCAATAAGTCTTTGACCTAATGAACTGTCATGATTCATTCTATTATATGTATTTTCATTTATAACATCAGCAATGCTCTTTTCAAGTTTTTCATGGTATGAATAAGTTATTGAATTACCAAAGCTGTATAAAGCTTCTTTATCAACAAAGCTCTGAAAGAAATTATCAACTACTTTAGCTTTACTTCTTCCTTGTACTGGATTAGAAGTCTTTAATTCATCAGTATTGGCATAGTAATACATATCAATCTTTTCATAATGAATATAATTTTCTTGATATTCATTATAGCATTGCTTTACTGCTTCAATGTCTAGCATTTTTAGCTCCTTTCTAATATGTAGTCCATCCTAAGTATGGATAGTCTTCTATTGAATTTAAGTTAATAACAGCTTCAGCAATAACATCAGGGAAATCATCATGCAAACTATAATCCTGTCCCTGGAACTCCATAAGCTGCTTAATTGCTTCTTCACTATCTTCACTATCACTAACAAATATGATTTTTCCATTGTTAACATCACCAATGATTGTACTGATTTTTTCATCTTTATTCTTTTTTTGCATATTATTAATAAACTCATAATCAGTAATATCAAGTTCAGGATCTGCGATGATACGTTTTTTAATTTCTTCCACATCAGCACCACTGAATGTATTCTTCTCAATTACAATATGAGTTATATCTCTAAATTCCTTTAATATTTTAATTACTTTATCGCAATAATCATTGTAACTAAGCTTCTGCATTACTATTTTTCTTATGTAGTAAAATTCATTGCTGGATTCACTTGCAACAACCATAGAAGTGTAATCGGATTTATCTCCAGTAGTTGATGCTGGATCAATAACTAAAGCTGTTTTAATAAATATATTTCTCTCAATTTCAGCTTTTCTCATATCTCTATAAGAAGTAAACCATTTTTCACCTATAGAAGTTGCATCATTCATCTTTTCAGACATAAATGTTTTTCTATTTTTCCAATAGTCAAGTGCCAGGTCTTCAAAGCAATCCCATTTTTCTGGCCACAACACTGTAAACTGCATTTCATCATAATTATTCAAATAAAATTTCTTTGCAGTTTCCTGTGGATTATCATCTTTAGGATTGTAAAGTAATTTTCTGCACTCTTCCCATAGTGGCTGCTTAAATATGTCATCAACCTTCTGACCATCTTCAAGAATAATAGCTCTTTTCAATACTGTTTTATAATCAGGATTTCGTGAAAGTCTGCTAATCAAACATTCTAAATGTAACACAGTTCCTATAGAAACTATCTTTGTAGCTTTCTTGATTTTTTTACCTTTTCTGAAAACAGCAGTATCACCAACATTTTCAACCTGCTTACACCAAATATCATATTTTTTATTTCGCGCATCCTCAGTCAAAATATCATTATCATCCTGAGCATCATCACCAATTACTAAAGTTGGTCTGACATTTCCATATTTACGACCTCTTATGGAAGTTCCAGACCCTACAGCCTGCAAATCACATCCATTAATGAATTCAATCTCATTGGCATTTACTGTGTAGTGTTTCTTATCAATAAGCAATCCAAAATTATTTACAATCCTTTCATTCTTCTCAAAGATCTTCTGAATATCATCCATAAACTGAGTTGCGTCTTTATCTTTCTTACCAATCAGAATAGTAAATTTTGATTCTTCATAACATATTGACCACGATATTACTGCTAAATCAAAAATAGTTGTCTTTGCAAATCCTCTAGGACAGACTATGTTAGCTTTGTCAAATTCATCTAGAATAAACATTCTATTTGCCATGTCCCACAATTCATAGTGACTGCTGCATAATTCCCTAGCAGTGTTATCATCACTTGGAACAAATATTTCTCTTAAAAAGTACTCACAATAGAACCCAATATCTTTATGACCAAGACTCTTAGCAAGTCCATCTAGATTATCATTATAACTTCTAAGAAGTTCCTTAGCTAATTTACTATCATAATGTTTAGTAAGATATTTATTGAGTATATAAACTTCATATTCGACATCTGTATCGAATTCTAAATTGTCATAATAAATCAACTAATCACTTCCTTTCAAATTAAAAAATATGATATAATTTTTTATGGCTTATCGATACAGAAACAAGCATTTCCAATTTAGAATACCCCCACCTTAAAGTCAGTAATAGCCTCATTATTTCCCAAAATTCAACTAACAGTATTACTAAACTTTTACTAGCAAAAGTACACTATTTCGCTAAAAATCTGACCTTTGAATTTCGTACTTATAACAAAGCTAGTGTTTAAGCCATTCTTATATTTCAGTAATTTCGCTAAATAAAGTTTATACGAAATAATTGAGTAATTATTGACTAATTATTTCCCGACTTTTCGTTGATTTGAATAAGCATTTTATCAATATCAATTATTGGCTTTTTCCCATCTTCCTCAGGTACATCTTGAGCCTTGTTAGTTGGTGTTCCCAAAACCCTATTTATAGCGTATATAATGGCATCTAAGCTAGTCTTATCACTATCTGATGTAAGGGCTATATCAACCAATCTATCAAGTAGTGGATCTAAATTCATTAGTAGCCTTTCATCAGCCTTAGATTTTAGAGCCTGCCTTTGTTTGCTCAGTTCAGCCTTGAAAAGTTCATCATCTTTCCATGCTGCTACTGAGTTTCTACTTACACCTATTTTCTTTCCTATACTCGTGTTAGTTTCGCCTTTCAGTATCAATTCAACTGCTCTTATATGTTTTTCCGTTAGCGTTTTGAGTGCCAAATCATCACTTCCTTTCTATCAATGCATGCATGCAATTTATTATTGAGAATTTAAAATCACGTATTAATTTATTAACATAATTCACATTGTGTTAACTATTTATAACCACTATCAGCGCTTGTATTCTCAATGCATTCAACTATTTTAAGATAAAACTAGTTAACGTTACCTCATTGTGTTTACTAGTGCATAAAATAAAAAAGGATTTATATTTCAAAATCCCTTCTTGCCTTGTTCATTTTATCTTGAGTTATTCCAATGTATTTTAAAGTAATTGATTCTTTAGAATGATTAAACATCTGCATTAAAGTTGCAATATCTCCTGTCTGCTTATAATAATGAAATCCAAAAGTTTTTCTTAATGTATGAGTTCCCAGATTCTCAACACCAAATCTATCACCTATATCCTTCATTATTCTCCATGCTCTATTCCTAGATATTGATTTATTAATGTTACTCTTTCGCATTAAATAATCTTCATCATCCATTTCTAAACAATATTCTTTGTATACTTTTCTTAACAATGGGTTTATCTCTATAAGATTTCTTTTCCCTGTTTTCTTTTCTTTTAAATCAATATATTTTTTATTTCTAACATCTTTTACTTTTAAATTTAATATGTCAGATATTCTAAGTCCTGTATACGTTCCTGTCATTATAAGTACATAATCTCTAGGATTTTCTTTTTTTATAGTCGCTTGAATATCATGAAATACATCTGGATCACGAATAGGTTCAACAAAATTCATTCATCCACTCACCTTCTTTTCTCACTGTTATTAAAACATTCAAGTATATCTTTTTTGTTGTATTGATCATAAAATACATTTATTGTTTCACAATTTCTTTTACTGATGCAGTCATTACACATATCTGGAGACCTTGCACAAATAACTCTACCGTTTTCAAATTTCATATTTAATTTCAACTTTTTATTCATACACACCTCTCCCATGCATTCAACAATAAAAGCACATACAATAATCTGCATGTGCTTACCTAAATCAATATATTTTTTATCTTACTTAATTTAAACATGATACCAGCCTTTAAATAAGTGCTAATCTCTAATTTTCTATGATGCTATTATAATCCATTTTAAAGCTATTTTTTATAATAATCCTATAGAAAACCTATAATTTTTCTATAGTTTTTCTACAATAAGTACTTTTCCATCTTTTTTATTGCATCTCTTTCTATTTGTTTTATCCTGGAATATGTTAGATTTAATTTTTCTTCTAATCTCCAGTATCTCTTACGTTCTATAACTGCTACTTTAATTATTTCTCTTTCTTCGTCTGTCAAAATATTCATTGCATTATCAATCTTTCTTATCATTCTTATAGCATTTGCCTTTTTTATATTAAATTCTTCTTGCTTCTCTATTAAAATATCAACTTGCTGCTCTACTTGAGAATTAATTTTATAAGTCTTTCCTGTAAATTCTCCTTGTGGCTGAGCTGATATACCAATAATCTCTTCTTCAATCTCCTCTAATCTTATATCAAAATAATTTATATCTGCTTTTAATTCATTATATTTTCTTATTTTATTTACTGCATTATTCATTGTCAAACCCATCCTTTATGTTATAATATTAGATGGGTACAGCATTAGAGAAGCTTTATAAATTTCCGTTTATAGTTCTCTAATGCTTTTGTTATGTTTAAAATTGTTACTTTATCCATTCTAAGTACTGCTAATTACTTATTTTCTCTCATAAAATCTGCTAAATCTCTTAATCCATCTCTAACAGTCATTATTTTTTCTGCTATATCATCTAAATTTTCATTTTCATGTAGGTTCAATTTTAGCAATTCTTCATCAATGGCTTTCGCTATATCTGCACTAAGATTTAACTTAGATTTTAATTTTTCTATTTGATATGAAAGTCCCATATTGTCTCTATTAATCTTCACTTGTTTATCCTCCATCAACTTGATATTTTAAAAGTATTGTGAACTAAAAATACCGTATATTTTCTTTCAAATAATACGGTATTTTTGTTTAATATTCTGTTGCTTCTATCTACTTTTATAGTCATTTATTATTAGTTCACATATTCTTTCTACATCTGAATATGATGAAGATCGACTTGATATATTGAAAATATCACGATAATTATTTGCATCTTTCTCTAAAAATTCTTTTTTCCTTAATGTGTATTGTTCACCAAAATATTTAGCAAAAGACTCATCATCAGACATGCTTGTATTGAAAGCAGCTAATTTTTTACTTAATGTTATTATATGATCTACTTTATTATATGTTTCTTTCTCAAAATAATTTTCATTTGAGATTGCAACTCCAAGTATATATTTTAATGTTCTTTTATTCAAACCATTTTGTTTGATGTTTTCATCCATATTCAAAATATACCTTAAATTATCATTGTATTTTTTCAATATATCTTTTTCTGAATCTATAATTTCATTTTTTTTCTCTACAAATTCTATTATTTGCTTATCTGGACAATTTAGTTGTATCTTGTTAAGTTTCACTCCAATTATTGCATAATATATTTTTTCAAAATCTGCTCTCTTTAAATTTTCATAATTTATTTTAGTTAAAAATTTATAATTAATATTATAAAAATAATCATAAAAAACATTATTAGGTAATGAATTTATAATTTCTCCAGCTCTTAATTTCTCTTGGTTTTGTAATACTTTAAAGTATTCTCTTATTTGAAATGTATCAGCTGATTGAATAGTATATAAAGGTATATTATATGCATTGATATTATTTTGAATAGCTTTAGGCAAATCATCAAATGATAATTTTTTCTTTTTCTTCAATTCAATTATTTCTGGCGATTCATCATTATTTATTATTTTACATATAGTTCCTTTTATTTCATCAACAACTTTTGATTTTATTACATAATCTCCATCAACAAAATTTAAAATTGTTTTCAAACGTTGTTTTCCATCTACTAATTCTGACTTAGCATTCTTTTCATTAGGTTCTCTAAGTTGATTCACAACTATATTCCCTATTGGATAATTCAATATTAAACTTAGTAGTAGTTTGTCTATATACTCTGGTGTCCAAACGTATTCTCTTTGATAGTTTGGTGAAATATCTAGTCCATTAACATTTACATTTCTCACATCATTAAGCAATGTATAAATTGGTGATTGAGATGGTGTTATATTTAATTTTTGATAATATTTTTCCATATATACGCTCCTCACTTTTTATTATTATGTTCTATATTTAATTATATATTAAACATTACAACGTTTGTATAGTTATTTTTAAATACCGTATTATTCAATTTTCAAAGATCATTTTTTTCCTAATTAATACGCAATATCTGCATATTCCGAATCACATCAAATCTCTATCTAAAGCAAATAATGTTGTTTCTTCACTATCTATTGATTTGTTAAAACGATCCCTATTATATTCATGCATAGATTCAGGAATTTTATAATATCTATTTATATTGTTATAAGCTTCTTCTCTTTCTAATTCTCTTGGATTATTATCTTTTTCACTTCCTTCTATATAAGCAACATTATCCTCGTAAAACTCCTTTGCTTCTTCTTCAGTGCCTGCACCTATTAATGCATAATAAGCATAATCCTCATTATTAAATTCATAAAACTTCATTACTTCTCTACCTCGATTACCTCTTCACTAATTACTTTATAAAAGCTTGGTTTGTAATTATGTTCTTCCTGCCATTTATAAAAAACTTCATTTAGTCTTTTCTCCAGCTCCAACGCATCTTCTTTTGTTACATCATCTAAATAACATTCTGCAGCTTCTCCAATAGTCTCATACATTGCTTCCTGAATGTTCTCAATTACTCTATCAACATCAATTCCAAAGTTTTCAGCATCTTCACATAAACCTATTCTAAATCTGCTCAAACCTTCTTTTTCTGCTATTTCATATCCATACTTTTGGGCATCTTCCTTATCATCAAAATATTCTTCTGGCATCCAAATCTCATTGTCATATTGTTGTATATCTAATATCCATTTTCCCTTACTCATTACTGCTATACCTCACTATTCTTATTTTTTCTCTTTGCTTTTTAGCATTTAATTCAATATAGTATTTACTCATTTTAAAATCATCACATTCAAATCTAACTATATTCTGGCTTAACTTAGGATCATCCATACCATAGAAATAACATTCATCACAATTCCAACATGGTTCTTCAAGTGTTCTTGCTTCTTCAACAGTTGTATGAGAAACATTAAGTTCACAATTTTTCATACATTGGCTGCATAGGCATCTACTACATATTGTTGCATCATATGGTGGAGTTATCTTTGGTTTATCTTGGCATTCATCTTTTGCAAAGAAGCTTATCTGCCCTGAATCTGATTTATTCATCTTCCTCAGTATTATCCAAATACTCATTTAAAGTAATTGGAGTTAACAATTCAGGATCACATTGCATCTGATATGCTGTAATTTTTCTAAATCCATCATGCATATCTTTATAATCTGTTCCAGGTACTGTATATGATTTAACATCATTGGCTTTAACGCATATATAAGCTGCGCAACTATTCCCATTTTCATCAAATGCAAGTCCTAATTTTTCACTAACTTTAAAACAAAATCTTAAACTCTTACTCATTACTGCTCTACCTCACTTTTCTCAATTCTTTCAAATTCAATTACCCATACCCAAGGATTTAATCTCCACTTATATTCCTTTGTTGTACTATCCCATAACTCCTGGAACTTATCCATTGCATGTGGTGGCCATTCTTCTGCAATTCCTTCTGCCTTTATTCCTTGTTCTGCTATATCTTGTAGTCTTTCCACTCTCACGCCAATAACTTTAAGAAATATTCTTGCTGCAACCTTTGGCATATGAATTGATGGTTTCCAATTTCCATCATAAAATTCACTTGGATTTTTAGGATTACTTTCATCAGTTTTATATCCATAGAATTTTTCTAAATGGCACTGATTACCTCGTCCTACTCTCTTTTCATACTGTTTCCATGTTTCTCTGACATAAAGAATATCTCCTAGCATATATGGTGCTTTAATTGTTTCATGTATGCAGCAACCTTTACCCAAAAGTGCTTTCCCTTCTTTAAATCCCATAAATTCTAAACTATTATTAACTTTAATAATTCTCCTAGTAGTTGTCTTCCTGCCTTCTAATATAGCCTGTACCATCTGGGTATTGAATAATATTGGTTTCATTACTACTCTTCCTCACTTTCTATTCTTCATACTCTATAAATATTTCATCACTATCCCCATCACTGTCTAAAACAATATTTTCATATCCTTGGCTGACTTGTAATAAAAACATATCAAAGTCATTTAAATGTCTTAAAGAATTTAATTCACAAGGTCTTTTATAATTGCTACTATACTTTTCATTCTCTATCATACTCTTGTATATCTAATATCCATTTTTCTTTACCCATTGTTAACTTCCTCCTGATTCAATTCACCTTCATTTTTATCTATAAATGATGTGCACTCTTTATCATCTAAACTCCAAAAGTCTCCACAGTAATTACAATAACTGTAACTGTTGTATTCACAATTGGTTATGCAGCATCTATATTTCATTACTACTCCACCTTTACATCTGATCTCCACTTTTCATTAAATTCTTTAACTTTATTGATTATGAACTTTTTGTATTCTTCTAAATCTTCTTGACTTCTAAATGCTTCATAAGTAACCTTAGTACCTTTTCTTGTTGTTTTGCCTATTTTCTTAACTTTAAATCCATGCGCTGTTTCAAAAGCATATAAATTTAAAATTAAATAATCATAAAACTTGGGAACTTCTTTCTGCATCATCAAATCAATATCTGAATATTCCTTTTGAAATTCCATTACTTGTACACCATCCATATTACTTCATCCTTTCTTGCTATTTTCCATCTCTAAATCTCAAATATTCTTTTACTTCATTCCAGCAATCATTACAATCTCCAACTTCCAAGCAATCTTCTAAATCTAATTTGAAACCTAGGTCATAGGGACAATATATTATTTTTCCTGTAAAATTTTCGATATATCCTTGTGTATTTTCTGTGAAATTTTTTTCAAATTGTTCTAAATTTATATATTCCATTGTTAAATTACACTCTCTTAATTTTTGTTATAAAAATTCTGTCCACTTTGATTTTCATATGCTCTAGTGTTTTCTTTATCTCATCTGTAACTTTAATAAGTTCACTTGGTAAACATCTAACAACTACACTACCAACCCCGTTCTCTTCCTGTCCGTCATATTCAAATTCAACAAAATAATTCTTTTAAAAAAACATTCTTATACCACTCCTATTATTAATTAATCTTTACAACACTCTTGTAATAAAACGCTGTCTGTTTGTTGTTCCAACGCACATTGACCGTCTCACCCTTGTTATAAATCCTAACTATCTCACCTACTTGTGCTCCTTCATAATTGAATGACACCTTGTCTCCAAGTTTTAAATTTTCTTCTTGCTTTTTAATTTCAATTTCTTCTTTGACCTTAGGATCTTCTTTTAAATTTTCATACATCATGTTAATGTTTTCAATTTCATCTATGCTATAAACTTCATTTTCTTTAAATACTGCAGGTGATTTCCATTTTGCAAATTTACCACTAGGATATATGGCCATACAAAAGTTCTCGTATTGAATAAAAATATTACTGTCGCCTTTTCTCTTTATAAATTTATCAACATGCATCTTGTTTTTTACAGTCTTAATCTGCTCTGCTGTTATGGACTTATACTCATTAGCAACAAGTATTTCATCTTTAGGTCTTAACAACATGTCCTTTATAAATATTCCTCCTGGTTCTCCATCAGCCTTAAACGATAATGTCTGACCATCTATTTCTACATAAAACTTCTTTTCAATCTTTACTATTCTAGTACATGTGTTTTTATATTTATCAATAAGCTCTTTAAATATTTGATTGTCCTTATTTTCTTCTTTTGTGTTAATAATATTAATAACTTTAGGATGCTCATCAAATAAACTTAACTGACCATCAATTACTATTGATTTCATTCATGTTTACCTCACCAATTTATCTTTTATATGTTTTTTAAAATTAAACGCTATTTCCTGCCCATTTCCCGCCAATATAAGAAGAGATAATATGTTTTTCGATATATTTATCATTATTAACTATAAAATTCTTAAAACGCGAGTTTATAGCTTTAGTTATTTATAATTCTATTAAGTTCTGACAATCCTGTTACTAAATACGTCTTTTTCTCTTTCTATAATGTCTAAAATTCAATATATTCTTTGATTGTATTCTTCTCCGTAAATGTCTAAAATTCTGTCCTTTGCTATTTCTACTACACGTGAAAATACCCCTTTGTCTATATTCAATAAATCACTACTTAAATACTCACTAGATAAGATTATAGGTAATCTATTTATGTATCTATAATTTATTATTTTGAACAATAGTTTTATTTCTGCGTCTGTGTATCCACCTTTTAGTGCATCATCAATAAATAAAATTCGACTCTTTTGGTATTTTGATAATTTATTTTTAAACTTATTATTATCATTAACTCTTAGATCAATCATTTCGTCCATGCAATCTCTATATGGAAAATATATTGTATTAAGACCTTGCTTTAATAACTCAAGAGCAATTGCCGTACATATATGTGTTTTACCACTCCCAGGTTCACCTAAAAAAGCTATTGAATTGTTATTTTGAAATTGTATTACTATAAAGTTTTTTATGTACTCAATTGCCATTGACTTAATCTTTTTTGATACTTTATTACGTTCTGAATCGAACTTATTTAAGGTCAAATTACTGCAAAGTACGTTAAACCCATTATTCACCCATTGTTGCCTCAATCTTTCTTTTTTAGTACATAAACATTCTCTAATTATAGGTTGGGCATTAATTTGTTTTACAATTTCATATCCTGTATCCCTACAATTTTCACATTTATAATTGCGAGGTATTGCTTTAGCTTTGCATCTCTCAACAATTCTAGTTAACTCTTCATTAATCATCAATCCCACCCTCTCAGCTTTTTAGAATTATTTCTATTATCTTTACGGTTCCTATTTTTCAATAAATACTCATCATAATTATTTTTATTACTTCCTTCATCCATAAAAGTACTCACACCATTTTTTCTATTAAGAAAATCCGTCAAACTCCATTTGTAATTAAAATAAAAATCACTTTTTAATATTTCATCGTAAGTGTTTATAGCCTGTACAATTTCTTCCTCTGAATATTTTTCCAAAGCTTTTTTAATAGCTCTACACATATCATCAGTTATTTTTTTATGAACTATTATTTTTTTACTGTTCCAATGACTATATATATTTATATATATATTATTTTCTTTACTTTTACTTTTATTTTTAGATGTGCCCTCCATTGTGCCCTCATGTGTTCCCTTCCTGTGTCCACTACCACCTATAAACTGGCTTATTTCCTTGGTTCTACTGTGCCCTAACTGTGTCTTTACTATGTCTTCTACTGTGCCCTTTTTACACTGCACTAAATACTCATAAATAGAACCCTTTTTAGGATTATTTGATCTTACTACAAGCCTTATAATTTCGAGTTCTACAAATTCTCTTATCAATCGTCTAATAATTTTTTCTGTAGTGTTTATATCTTTTGATACAGTCCTTATACTCATGTAAAATTGCCCTTTTGGTAGCTGGTTATTTAAGTTTAGTCGTTGACCAAATTCTTTTTTAGTAATCCACATTCCAAATTTAAACTCTATACTATCTAAGTCATATTGAAGTATTTTGCTATCTATCTTATGGTAATTTATGCACAAAATACCACCTATTTATAGTCTGATTCCCTTAGACTCTCGTTTTCTATATTCATTTATTTTTACTTCCTTTCGTGTTACAATCTATTTGCATACTAAAAATATAACTTCTGATGATTTCTTGTAGCTTTTTCTCAATAACACTATTTAAATAATCCCATATATTATTTAAATATCTTAAAAGTAAGCCCAGTAACTTTATTGTAAAATTCAAAGAACCATGGATGATTTTTTACAATTCCATGTACGTTTGGATCAAGTCCATTACTTTCTAAAATTTTCTTTTGCCTTCTAGTTAATTTCTTTATGTTCTTCATTTTTGTCTCCTATTGTATTTTTTATTTCTTTCCTGAAAAATTACGTCTTTTATTTCTTTTCTACAAATTGGACATAAGTAAGGTTTTCTTAAGTCAGCCTTTATACTTACATTCCAACTAAAATTACATTTACTACACTTGGCATTCATAAATAATCACCCTTTAGAATATTAATCTAAATATTGCAATGCTTAATCCGAGCATTAAACATATAATTATAAGAGTTACAATCATACTTGCTATTAGGTCCTTTATATATATCTTTGTTGAATACGTTTCGATTTCAATGTACTTTGGTACATCCTTAAATTCTTTATCTAAGATATTTTTCATAATGCTCCTCCTATTTTTAAAACTACAATTGCACATCTTACGCATATTTTTTTATACTCTACTGGTTTAGTTGTTTTTCCAAACATAACTCGATTAAATTTAATATCTTGATCTGCTATAGCTAAAATATCTTTGAATTGCTCGTATGTTACATTAGACTTTAGTAAAGTTAAGAAATTAAATACCGTTTTTTCTTCCGGTAAATCTTTTAAGTTCTCTATAACTTGTCTACTAATCATTGATATCCCTCCTATTCCTTAACAACAAAATCACCTATGCGAATTACATCATCATCTTCAGTGTAAATTTGAAATGGTACTTCTACATTTAATCTCGCTACTTCAAATTTGAACGCTAGTGTAGGCTTACAAATACACATATTTTCATATACTGTATAAACTCTTACTTCCGCTTTATTAACTGGAAGATAGCCTAAACTCTCTTTGCTAAAAGGGTCAATTATTTCTTCATCTTTTCCTCTTATTGTTAATATATTTCCTTCCTTAATTCCTTGATTAGCTCCTGCATTAACCAAAATTTCTGTATCACTTATGATTTTTATTACTCTATATTTCATTTTTATCTCTCCTTATTCTCTTAATTCTTCCAACATGGTAAAATGTTGTTGGAAGAGGGTGTTTTTATATCTAATCAATTTATCTTTCTTATGATGAAATAGATTCAACTACTATCCGTGATGTAATCACTCGAGCTATTCTTGAAAATAATAAAAAGATATTGAAGATATTATTTCCAAGTAGTTCCTTCTAAATCTTTAAATTTAGTTTCGGCTAGATCTCTAAATTTAACACTTAACTGCTCTTGAACTGGTACTTCAAGGGCAGTTCTTTCTAATACTTTTATTGCCATGTTTAGAGCTTCAATGTCATTTTTGATTTTTTCTGTATCTACGAATCTTTCATCATTAATAAATTTGTATTGGAATTCTCTCAATGATTTTAATTGCTCCATGGCTTGTTTATTGTTCATTGGTGTTCCTCCTTACTTTGTATTGAGTTGTGACATTTCTAATTCTTTAATATTATCTAAATCAGACAAATCATAGCCATCATATTTTGCCAAAAAATTCTCTAATGTAGATTTTCTTACTTTTAAACTTTTTAACTTTAAGGCTCTTAAATAACCTTTTCTAATTAGTGCATATACCAAATCAGTATTGGCTTTTAAAATATCTGCTGTTTCTTTTACTGTATAAAGCATATCTTCCATAACCTATTCCTCCTACATTCTTATTTGAGCATTGCAACCATCTATCATAAATTTGACTTCTTTACTAGGATTCCAATTTATAATAGCTTGTCTACCTATGTCATAATCTTTAACTAATGTATTCTTGTATGAATTAACATTAAGCTTTCTTTTATAATCTTTCCAAAAGTTGCTAAACACTTTTTTATTAAGTTCTCTATAAGCTGGTGCATCTGTTCCTCCTAAAATTGCAACAATCTTTTTATTGGCTAATTCTCTCAAATCCTCTTGCTGTGAATAATCTATTGTTGTATTATTTTCCAACTTTGTTATTCTCTCATCCATTTTCTGTTGTTTGCCATCAATCATAAGAATTGCTTCAAGTTCTTTTGACATTTTAGGAATTTGATAAGATCCTGTCTTTCTTATCTGTGGTAATACTTCATCTGTAACCCAATCTTGAAATCTTTCTGCTTCTGCCTTCTTAGATTTAAATATTAGCTTGTACACTCCACTTTCAGTCAAGAAATTTTCTCCTGTGTTGTGTAATTTTCTAAAGTTACTATCTGTCACTTTAGAATTTGTTAACTTAACTACTTGTTTATCATTCATTCGTGTAATAGCTTTTCTTACACCTTCTGGCGATAAATCTAAACATTCTCCACAATGATATGGATTAAATAATACTTGTCCATTCCATTCGAATACTTCTACTTGTTTGTTTTCAAAAATCATTAAATTGTTATTCATGTTTACCATCCTTTCTCAATTTTTATCGCATTTATGCGACTAATTGATTAAAAAAAATTTTTTTCACATCATCAAACGAGAGATTAAGCTCAGCAATCATTATATTGATTTCTTTGATTGAAAAATAGGTACCATCCTCATTTAATTTCCTATAAAATGTAGACCTATCCATTTTTAATTCTCTTGATAAACTTGAAATATTCATTCCAGCTTCTACTATTTTACCTTTTAACTTTAAAATATTTATCATTTATGCCATCTCCTTTCTTGTCGCTTAAATGCGATTTATGATATTATAATACAACACTTGTTTTATTGCGTCAACAGTTATTCGCATATTTTTTAAAAAAAATCTTTTTTTCAGCCTAAAATGTTGCGTATACGCGAAAATATTGATATAATTTTTTTGTAGGAGTGATAAATATGAATATAGGTGAAAGAATAAAGAAATTAAGAAAAGAAAAAGGATTATCTGTTGATTATATCGCTGAAAAACTTGGAAAAAATAGAGCAACGGTATATCGATATGAAAGTAGCGAAATCGAAAATCTTCCATATCCAATACTAGTACCTCTCGCTGATATCTTAGGAACAACTCCGATGTATTTAATGGGATGTGAAGTTGAAGATATCAAAGTAACAAAAGAAGAAAAGCAATTACTAGAAAACTACAATAAACTAAATTCTAAGGGTAAAGAAAAATTAATTGATTATAGTGACGATTTAACAACTAATATTAAATATATGGATAATTCTAATGACGAAATAACTGCAACTAAAGCAAATGTAATAAATACTGATAATAATAAAGAAGATGATGAATTTACTAAAGTTCTTGAAGCTAGGAGAAAAGCCGAACAGTATTTTAAAGAAAATCCTCATTTAATGCCAATAGCTTCTCATGATAAAGAAGGTGACTTTACCGAAGAAGATTACAAACATGATGATGATATTATGACAAATGACGACTTGTGGAAATAATTAATTAAGGTGATTTAAATTGACTTATGATGAATTATTAATAGAAGCTGATAGACTTGGAGTGATTGTTAAAGAGTTTAATATGTTAACAAGAGATGGTAGATGCTATGGTAATCGGATAGCTATAAATTCTTCATTATCTGAAGAAGAAAAAATATGTGTTTTATCCGAAGAATTATCTCACTACCGCCTTACTGTGGGTGATATATCTGACCAACATAATATAAATAACAGAAAACAAGAATTAATTGCTCGTAAAGCTGTCTACGAAAAACTTTTACACCCTGAAGCCATAATTGGTGCTATTTTAGACGGCGCATATAACCATGAAGATTTGAGTGAAAAATTGTGTGTTCCTCATCATTTTCTGATCGAATCCGTTGAATATTATAAACGAAAATATGGAATTTATTATGTAGGCAAAACACATTTATTAGTATTTGAACCATTAAATATTATGAGCTTTTAA